CTGCCCCACTGTCAATCAACCTAGTTGATAGATGTAGCAGACTCAATACGATAGAGAGCCGCTTCACGAAGGCGAGCGAAGCCTCCGAAGTAGTACCAACCGATGGTGCGGAAACGACGAAGTGTGTCGATTTCTGGACCGATAACGGTGGTGATGTCCTGGCCCATTGCTTCAGCAAGGGCTTCACGACCAGCGACAACAGCCTGGTAAACAGTGACTGTTCCAGTGTTGACAACTGATGGTACGCGAGGTGTTTCAACTACGAAAGCACCTTCGATAACGCCGACTGCACCAGCGACGAACGGTGTGCGCTCGACGTACTTGGTGAGTTCCTGGAAACCGCCAGTGCCTGATTCGGCACGGAGGTCAGCAGACTGACGTGGGTGGAGGTAGGCAGCATAGAGTTCGCCAATACGAGGCAGAGCCTTGTTGGAGCGAAGTTGTGTTACAGCCTCACGGATATCAGCAACGCTGATGGTCATTGTGGATGTAATGCCGTTACGGTTTGTAGCAGTTCCTGCGAAAATCGCATTGGAACCACCAGTGAGAACAGATGCTACAACGCTGTCGATTGAGTCAGCAGCATTGTACGCAATGATGTCTGCAAGAGCAGCATCTACATCGTTGAACGATGTGAGGTTCAACTTCTTGGTTGTTGTTACAGCAGAGCCGTACTCATTGAGAGTAACGGTGACCTGTGATGGGTTGCCAAGGGCAGTGGAGGAAACGTCAGATGTTTCAGTCAAGGTGCTTGTAGCAGTGCTTAGGTCTGAATAGATGGAGAATACAACTGACGAACCTGGCATTGCCTGTTGAACTGGCTTGACGTCAGCAATCGCACGCATTACAGGAATGGAGCGAAGTGCCATACGAACGTATTGGTCATACGCTGTCTGGACTAGGTTGCTGACCGTAGTGGTAGGTGTTAACGTACCAGCGGGTAGTGCCATTTAGGTTTCAGCCTTTCGGATAGGTTCGGGTCTTAGATACCAGACTCACGAATGATTGCATCCAAATCTTCACGAGTATTAGCGTTCATCAAACGACGGTAGACATCATCTAGTGGGACTGGCGTTTGAGCCTGTTCCACAGTCTGAGTCATACGCTGATACTGCTGTGCTTGTGCTGGACTTACATTCGGTTGTGCCTGGGTTTGCTGTGCTTCCATACCGAAAACATCGGCATAGTTTGACAGCCAGTTAGATACAGACTCTTCAGTTGGGTCTATATCCTGTGGGATAAATGCAGCAATTTTCTGATTTACCCCGCGACGTTCGAGGGTGTCCTTAATTGCTCGTTCTCTTTGTGCTTTAGATAGGGATTCAAACTGACTCTTGAGGTCAGCAAGTTCCTTTTCTTTCTGCTTGTTTGCTTTACGCAGTTGTTTAACGAGGTCATTTGATAGGTCTGACAAATCGTCGTCATCCTCGTAGTCGTAGTTGGACATAGGTCCTTCTCCCTTATTTAGTAGTTGTCGCAGACCTCATATAGATTCGGGGGCTTTCTATATGGCTTCTGCTACTGGTATTGGTGTCTCTCTGTCAGGCCAGTCGTTCTGACAGCAGGCTTAGAATTGCCCTGCGCGTTCGCGGGCTAGTGCACCTTGTGCTGCACCTGATGAGCCAGCAAATTGTGCTTGCTCTAGTTCAGATAGTTTACGGCGCTTACGCTCTGCTTCTGCAGAGCCTGTGAGTCCAAAGACTTCTTGCTCTGCTGTTGTCTGGGTGTACTCTCCAAGACCTTGCTTAGCATAGATATTTCCTAGTGTGGATGCTCTCGGTAGAACTCCTGCTACTGCTTGGAATCCTTCACGAGCCTGTGCTCCTGTAACTCCAAAGCGAGCAAGTTCTTCTGCTCTAGATAGCCCTGTTGCAAGTCCTTGTCCCATTGCTGCTCCGCCAATTTCAGCGGCAGTAACCTTACGCTTGATGTTTGTAAGAGCCTTATCTGGGTCTAAAGCATAGGCAAGGATGTCGCCATTGGTAATGTCAGGATAGAACTCACGCAGGGCTCGTCCCACTTCTGGGTTAGCATTGATAACGCGGTTCTGTGCAGTCTGGATTCTGTCTTCTAGTTCTGTTGCTGATACATCTCCAGCGATAAACTTCTCGAATCCTTCTTGACGGCCCATATCTCCACGCTTGTAGTAGGACTCTGGCAATCCGTAGTTACGCATAATGCCTTGGTATTGGTCTTCTAGACCAATGTACTCTGCCTCAGATAGGGCTGTTAAGCCTCTGGCTATGCGTTGTGCATTAGCAGCAAAGCGCTTCTTATAGGCATCTGTATCGCGTAGACGGATAGTAAACTCTGATGGAGATATACCCTCTGTAACTAAACCTTTGAGTGGCTCTACTAGAGCACCTAGTCCATACTGATTGAACTGTTCAAAGAGTAAATCGTAGGCTGATTTTCTGGCGTCATATCCTTCTGAACCTGGGCCATTAAATCCGCCAGTACCGCCAGTGCCACCCATACCTGTTGAGATAAAGGCGCCACCTGCGCCCATTCTTGCAGTGCCGCCAACTAGGGCATCAATTTGTTGCGGTGTATATCCTTTAGACTTGTAATATGCTCTGGCTTTAGCATCCGATGCTGTGTTGATTGATAAACCAGTCTTGCCAGCAGTACCTGCAGCCTTTGCTTGAGCGTATTCCTCATCAGTAAGGGTTAATCCTTCTACATAAGAGTCACCGAAATACCCAGCAGCATTTACTCCACCGCGTGACTTGTAATACTCTTCTGGAGTGACACCCATTTGTTGAGCGTTGTAAGTGATAGTACCCTTGTCGTCAGCAGGAAGTTGGTTAAACGGTATTGCTTTGAATGTTGTTTCAGCCATTATTACCCCTGGAATCCGAAGTCACGAAGGACTTGTAGTGCAACATTAGATACTTCTTCACGAGCATTGTCTGTGTACTGCCAGCGTGGGTCCTTACGGACTGCTCGCTGGAAATCATAGATTGACATTTCTTTATCTTGTCCATAGGCTGCACGAAGCAGTGGGTCATCTAGTGAAATAGAATCTGGCGTTACTTCCAATAGGCCAGCCATCCGACTGCGGTATGGAGCATAGATATTTGCAAGGTCTAAGCCCTCATCAATAAGTGCTCCTACCTTTTCAGGTAGACCAAGTTTAGCCTGAGCACGAATAAGTCGAGCAAAGTCATCTACTGATTCACCTTTAGATATACGCTGTAACCAACCATCTAGTTGTAATCCAAAGTCTTTGTCAAGATTAAATCCATTAGCACGAGCAACTCCACGTAGAGTTCCTAGCGCGTCAGCGGCTTCGCCTGCTGCACCTTTGGCAGAAATGCCGCCAGTAAGTTCATCGATAATGGTTTCATCATCAATGCCATCTATGTAGTACTTCTCAAGAGTGGCATCGTCTGCCTTGAGTCCTTTAGCAGCAAGAAGTCTTTTGATATTGATAGACCAAGACTTGAGACGTTCTTTGTATTTATCACTATTTTCAAGACGCATTAAATATGCTTCTTGGGCATCGCCATCTAATCTGCCCCACTTGGAACGATTCCAAAGGTCATCAGCAAGTGCTTGATTTCCTGCTGCTAGTGCAGCCTTGATTGCTCGTAACTCTGCACCATAAACTGGGTCATCGATAAGAACCTCAAAGACTCCAAACTTACCAGTAAACAAATCTGGAAGTTGTCCAGTCTTAGGATTGATTTGTGGCATAGTGGCTGCTGTTTTTGCGGCTGCTGCTTTTGCTTTGGCTTGTGTTTGTTCGTCTGTAATTGGGGCATTAGGGTCGAAAGAATCTCTTGGCTCTGCCATTAGCGATTACCACCCATCTTCTTCATAGCCCAATCTGCAAAATCAAGATTCTTTCTACGCTCTAGTGACATAGGGTCTGCCTCTTCAAGCGCTCCTGTAATTGTTTGCTGGATACTCTCTGCCGTTACTTCTGGCTTCTGAATAGTTACATTCTCAACCTTGCCAGTCTTAGGATTCTTAACCTTCTTTACAGTAGTTACAGTTCCCTGCATAACCATCTCATTGAGAGATTTGTTAAGGCTCTGATACCAGTTAGCACTCTTATCAACATCTGTAATAGTACGACCAAGAAGGTTTTGAGCAACTTCATCAATCTTTGCTGCTAGTTGCTCTGGGCTTGACTGATAGATAGAACGTGATGGGACATTGGCTGCCTTCTTTTGTCCACCAGCCCACCATTGTAGATACTGTTCTGGAGTTACCTTGGCTGAGCCATTGGACGTTGCATACCAGTCAGAGGCTCCAGCGACTGCTGTTTCCCAGGCTCTACGCTCTACTAATGGGTTGCCAGTCTCAAGGCCATTCTTCTGCATAGTCTTGCGCCACTTAGCACGTAACTTTTCATCTGTTAGATATAAAGCATTAGCCTTCTGGATTGTACTGATATCTGGAATCTCTGTTGCAGTAGCACCAGGCTTAGCAATAACTGAAGGTGGTACGCCTAATTTAGTTCCAAGATAGACAGAGTTCTGGGCTGTAGTCGCTCCGCCACCTGTTAAGTACTGTGCTAACAGAGCAAAGGCATCAACCTTTTGTGTGGTTTGGGTTTCTGGTCCAGCCATTACAAGCCTTTCGTAAGGTCATCATTCTCAAGGATTCGTGTGTAAACCCTATTGAACGTTACGTCCTGGTCAATAAGAAGTCCTGTAAATACATCCCAGGCTTCTTTCAAATCTGCATTAGATACTGCGTTGATAGACTTGCTTTCACGGTTAGCAAGTGCTTGACGGATTACTTCTCTTCCCTTGAAGTATTCAGCCATTGTCTGCATATCTTGACGCTTAGCAAGACGTGGGTCTTTGATAGCATCACTAGCAAAACGTAGGAATGAGGTGACTTTGTTCAAGTCAATCTTGCCACGAACATTAGCCCAGTCTGGGTTCTCTTGCTCTAAAGCAGCAACAAATACCTGCTTTGCTTGAGCCAAATCCTCAGCGCCTTTAGAGTTAAGACTTGGCAAACCACGAGCAATACGTGCTGCCTCAATAAGGTCCATACCTTTGTTGTATTTAATCCAGCCACGCTCTGCATTAGTTTCTGCAATAGCCTCGTAAGCATCCTGAGTTGTTCTATAGGTTACTGTAGAGCCAGGTGCTACCTTAGTCTCAAACTGTTTACGGTAGACAGTAGGCGAGAACTCACCAGCATTGGCTTGGCCTACAATAAACCAACCATACTGTGGGTTCTTAGCGATGATATCTTTGAACTTATTGGCTACCTTATCTGCATCAATAGTGGCTGCAATGCCAGTATTGTTCTTCGATAGGCTGGTAGTAAAGAGATAGAACGAATCGCCGTACTGGTCATAGAACTTCTCTGTGGCAGTAAGAGGGTCTTCGTTACGAAGAGTGTGGTAGGCATCAATGTAGAACTGATATGGGCTACGAGTGCTTGAAGCAAATGGCAAAACAAGGCGAGCAGCAATCTCTACGCCTAATTGAAGATTAACGCGATTATTGATTTCGCTAATAGTAGGCTTATTGGTTCTCAAGCCTTGGTCAAACTTGGCATTCTCTTCAGCCATAATCAGAACAGTCAAGTTCTGACGTGTAGGATTGTCTACATTGTAAAGATTGAGTGCTTGACGCAGGGCTGGGCTTTGGATAAAGAGTCCAGATAGACCAGTTCCTGTTGGACCGTATGGCAATATCTGTTTAATAATTGCATTACGCTCTAACTCTGGTGTTTCTTTGATAAATGTAGATGCAGTGTATTGGACGAACCAACCTGCACCTGGGTTCCACCATTCTCCACCTTGGAAGATAAGGTTAAGTGATGGCTTAGGAATCGCACGTGGACGACTCTTATTGAAAGGGAGCATTCTGTCTGCCCATTTTCCAGGGACATTGATGTAGGTAATGCCATCACGTTCTTCTGTGAGACCTGCACGGTCTGGAGAATTGTAGATAACATCTAACTTACGCAAGACTGTTGGGTCATCGAAAAGGATTCGACCCCACTTCTCTGCTACGTCAGCGAATGCACCAAAGAATGGGAAGGCATAGCGTAGGTAACGAGCAGACTCAACGCGCTCTGAGGTGTCATACAAGTTGCGACGCATCTCTGCTCTTGCCCATTGACGAGCATTGAGTTCCATCTTACGCATATACCAAGTAGGAATCTCATCGCCTGGATAGTTAGCGATAGCGTTTTCTACTTGAGCCTTCATACGCTTGCGGTAGAGGTCAATAAACATTGGGTTACGGACTAATCCCTTTTCAGGAACTTCACCGAAAGCATTATAGAAAGCATCTAACTTACTAGCCATAAATTGTGAAAAGGCTGAAGTTGCGTTGGTGCTAGAAACTTGTGCGCCGTTGACTGCTGGACGCATTACTGGGTCTGTTCCGTAGAATGTGCTGATATCTTCTGGCTTGAGGTTGCGCTCTAGCGCAATAGACTTCAACTTAGGATTGACATAGGAAGGAAATACCTGCTCCACGTTAAGCATATTAGCCTCAACGATTGCATCTACGTTGTTACCATTGACAGTTAAGGCACGACGGATAGCACGACCTGCTGGGTCTTTGAGCAAGAATGCTCTTGCCTCAGCAATCATCTCTTCACGAGGCTTGTTCTGCATCAAGATACGAGTCAATTTAGAGTTTCTCATCTGACGGTTGACTACACGAAGGTAAGCGCTTTCCCAGCCTTCATCAGTTCCATTGACGATGGTCCAGTCACCATTAGACTCAAGCATATTGCGAGTCGACTTGCTGAACTCTGAGAAATGGTCATCAATAATCTTGGCTGCATTGGCAATAAAGCGGTCATTGAAGTATTTAGCCTGGGCAGGGGTAGCACCGAGAGCATCTTCGTAGGTGACAATCTGGTCACCAATCTTAATTTCGTTAAGACCCATACCGTAAATGTCTTTAACCTTCTTGGTTCCAGCAAGCATTGCGTCAATATCAGCAATCTGGCGTACTACCAAGTCTGGGTCATCTACATAGTTGAGGCTTGCCTGTAGTTCATCTCGTCTAGAAAGCATCTTTGCCTTGTTGCTCCACTCAAAGATGTCTTCGTTGCTTGCTCCAACGAATCTATTGTCTAGAATGTTACGAGCAGTGGCTTTAAGTAGCCCTGCTGCACGTGTCATCGTAGCCATAGGGCCTACGGTGAAGGCAATACGTAGGTTTCCTTCGGTAACGTTACGGATAGGATAACCAAGACGGGCTAATACTTGAAATTTCAACAAAGCGTCAGTAGCATCAACCATCTCATTTGCTACTTCGCGGATATCTGCAGTCTTTGTTAGACCAAACTGTACTAACTTGCTTACCTTAGATGTAGGCAAGCGGTACTTTTCTCCAAAGTAATCAAAGCGTTGAGCGCGAGTAGCCTTGTTCAAGGCTGTATACATTGTTGGAATATCCAATGTAGGCAACTGCTTGACCAACTGTGTCTCATTGATAGGCGCTGGAAAGATAAGCGGAACGCCATCATCATCAATAACAGCCTTTGCTATACCACCAGCAGGACCACCAGTCTGTGGGTCACGTGCTGCGGTATAGAGGCGAGTGCGAATAAGGTTATGTGCTCGTGCGCGAGCATTGGCGTAGGTATTCCAAGCCTTGCTAATCTGGTCTTTGGTATAGCCAAACTGATTACCAATGGTTGTATAGAGTTCTTCCTCTATTTGCATATAAGCATTTGCTCTACTGACTGCATCAGGAGCAGAGGTGTATCTAGAGAAGAGTTCATTCTTGCGCTCGACTGTAAAAGTAGCGCTCTTAATTCTATCTTCGACTTCTTTGATTTGACCCTTGAGGGATTTGGCAAGTGCCTTATCGTCACCAACGCTGGCTAACTGAGTACGAAGACCTGTGAGGATATTGTTGTAGCGAGAAATCTGACCTTCAGATGCGTTACGTACTTGGCTAAGCATATTATCCAAGGTCTGAAGTGACTGATTATCAGTAAAGTCAATCCATCCTTTAGGACGCTTGTAAAAGAAACCAGTCATCACACGCACTGGGATAGATGCTGCACCTGCACGGACATCGATAAAGGCTTGAGAGTTAGCAAACTCTTGACGAACTACTGAGCCAATGTTGACTTCTGGTAGACGGCGTGGGTCTAGGACACCTTCAGAGTTAAGTTTCTTGTAGATGTCGCTGAGTTGACCTTCATACTCTTTGAGTAGAACATCACTCTTCTCAAGGCTTACGCCAGAGTTAAGTTCATCCATAGCAAGTTTACCTGTGGACTTATCTAACGCTTGACCTAAGAACTTAGCCTCAAGAATTTCATCTTCCATATTGCCAATTTTGGCAGCAACTTCTTTGCTGAGGTTAACTACATCCTCTGCAGCCTTAGCATCTCCCATTGCCCATTGGACAATGCCTGTCTTGACTCTATGGCGAGTGGCGGTATCTTCAATCTTGTTAGCAGTTGCAAGGATATCAGCCATCGAAGCAGGGTTAGCAGACTTACGAATGGAGTCAATACGGAACAAGTCAGATTCATTAAGTCCATCTGTTGCTACGACGAAGTTCTGGAGCGTACCTTTGATGCGTTCTGCACGCTTACCAACTTGCTCTCCTGCCATTACAGCACGGAGTTCACCTGGCTTCAGGGCTGTACGTGCTAGACGTGCAGTCTTAAGCGCTTTACCAGCGATAAGAGTTGGGTCTAAAGTAAAACGCGCTACTATATCTGTAGCAAAGGATGACCAACGACCAAGTGTCTGCTCACGAAAAGCCTTTTGGCGTTGTTCTTGGTCAAAAAGATTAAACTCAGATGATAAGAATAGGGCGTTCTGGTCAATAAACTTGTTAGCAACTGGTGCTTGTTCAGCCAATGATATTGGTGCGCCTAATATAGTGCCAGTTACAGCAGTCTGAAATGCCTGACCAGGAGAGATTTGGCGTGCAGTCTGCCAAGACTCGCGTATGTTCTTAATGACATTAGCATCTTGATAGAGCGGATTGGTTGGTTCTGGCAGTGTTAAAGCAAATGATGCAGCCTGTGCGGATAAGTTGTAAGCACGTTCCATACCAGCAAACAATTTACCCCAGAATCCACCGCCAGCAATGGCTGGCTGCATTGATGCTGGTATTGCTGCTTTAGGAGCAGTACGAGTAGTTGCATTGAACTGCTCTAGAAGCGCTGCACGCTCCTTGGAAGGAATAGCCTTACCAAAATCTAATGGGATGGCAAGAGAAGAAGCGTTTTGAGCATCATTGTAATAACTGTTGAAGGCTCCCATTGTGTCAAAAGCCGAAGGATTCTTGGACTTTTGCTTTGCTTGGTAAGCCCTATACGCGGCTTCTCTTTCACTCACGTAAGGTTAGCCCTCACCATTCTTACGTAGTTACGAAATGCTTGCGATGAATTAGGGTCAGAAGCGGCTGCTTCAAGCGCTGGTAGATAAGAAATAAGGCGAGCGCGGTCTGCTTCTGTATCTTCGTTAGTATTCATACCTAGAGCCTCTGGTCCAGGACCAGCACCCATTGCGATGCCTGAAGTAATAGGTTCATCTGGTCTTTGCGTCGGAGCAAAGAGTGGAGTGACGCGTTCTACCTGGCTTGGAGCAATACCTTGCTCACTGCGTGACATTGGGCGTACATCGGCTGTCTTAGCCATAGGTGCGCTAGACATTAGGTTGGCTGTCTCAACACCTTCGCCATAACTTTCAGAAGGTAATCTCATATCGGTTCTCTTGGAGAACTTACCAGGACCTGATGCACCTGCAAGTGGGCCTCTAGCCATTTTCATCCTCCATCGTCTCTAAATCTTGTGCGAATTGTTCCCAAGCCTGATTCACTTCAGTCTTGCGGATTGCGTTATATGTTGCTAATTCTAAAATCTCATCTGAGAATACGTGAAATGCTGTCATTACATTATGAAAAAATCCTGCGAATACTACTAAGATATCTGCAAGACGGATAGAACGTGGAACATAGTTTGGTTTTTTGCTCACGCTCTATCCTCTCGCATTTAATTATCTACTTCTTCTTGCCTTTACGACCTGCTGGAACGTAAGGGACTACTACTTTGCCTGGTCCTGCTGGCTTAGAAGTATCCTTCTTTCCCATAAGTGGTTTTGCTGCTACAGCCTTTGCTGGCTTTGCTGCCTTTGGTTTCATTGTTGCACCTCCTTAGCCTGCAATAGACGCAAGCAACGTTGCGATATCGGGTCTTCCTTGCGGAACTTGTGGTCCAGCAGCAGGGGCCGCACCCATTTGTTCTGGAGTTGGCTGCGAGGCAGGAACGGGGGCCATACCTGCCGCTGGAATTTCAGGTTGTGGTTCAGGTGCAAAAGCCTTCTCAACTATCGTTTCGAGTTGGAGACCTTTCTGACGACCTTGTATGACTGTAGCAATTCTTCCAATAATCTCAGAAGGATTTTGGCCTTGTGCTGCAAGCGCGGGAATTGCTTGTGCATACTGAGCAACAGCAACACGAAGAGAATCGCGCATCTCTTCAATGTCAATACGTTGTTCTTCTTGTGTAACATTGAGTTCCATCGGGATTTCGCGTCGTACATAGTCACGTGATACCAACTTATCGCTACGCATTTGTAGTAATGCGATGATTGCTCTATTGGGGTCCATACCACTCATCAAGCCGTAGCGCACATCTACGCCGTGCTCACCCTTAATGTCGCGGTTTGGAACGTATTTAATTGTGTACGGGGTACCATCATCGTTTCCTTTGATGGTCTTAGTCATTGAACCAAAGATAACCTCATCCATTTCAAAGCAGAGGTTAACAAGTTCCATAAACAGACGTGCGAACTGGGCTTGTGCTGCACGGATTTGAGTATCAAAGCCTGCTTGTAAGGCTTGTACGCCTCGTCCTGTAATAACAGATGCAGATACATCACCGCTTCGAGTCTCTGGGTAACGAGCGCCCATACGAAGTTCGCGCTCTAGCACACCAGATTCTGTAAAGACTCCTGGTGGTAATTCGATAGGAACACGACGGATAGCCTGTGGGTTGGACGAGCGCATAATGGCATCAGGTCCAAGGGCAAGTTCTTGTACATCCTGCGGAATAGCAATAGGAGCGTTGATGGATTTCTCTGCTGCTTGAATCTGTAGGACTGCAAAGCGTGCTCTAGCGAGTTGTACTGCGAGCACATCATCAAATTGACCACGTGCTTCTCCATCGATAGATGGACGAACCACAACAGATGCCAAGCATTTACCTAGCGCGTTAGGTATGTTAGCAAGAACAAGGTTCTGACGCTCTGGAAGGAAGATTAAGTCTTGGTCTTTGTCGTGATAACGCACAAGTGAGATAAGGGGTGAGCCTTGTGTGTACATATTCTTGCCCATAATCTCTGAGTAGAACTCAGGATATTGGGCAGCGAGGGATTCTGTATCAGTTTGTACAATCTGGGTAAGTGAGATTGTTCTACCGAAGCGGTCCATCTCAGGATATACGCCGAAAGGATTAAGCAGACGGATGCGTGGGTTGTTTGTCTCGTAGTCTACTTCTACTATCGCTGGCAACATTCCATAGGTGTTGTACCAGTCTGCTCCAGAGTACATCTGGAGTTGTAGTTCAGAGCCTGTGACGTAGGAATTAGCGATGCGGGTACGCATATCTGCCGCTTTGCGTGCAGAATCAGAGACCATATTGACAGCAGAGCAGTTAAATGATGGCAGTGGAGCCATTACTTCTGCTAAGTCGCGTGCTGCTACATCGATAAAGTTAGCAACGAGAGGCTTGGGGTAGTCTTCTGAGAAGGAACCAGGGAAGACGCGTGAGATATCGCCCTGACGCACGGAAAGAACGTCACGCATACGCTGGTCGCGTTTGGCGTACTTAGTCTGAAGGCGTGCTACCTTCGCAATAACCTCTTTGGTTGATAACATTTAGTTTCCTTATCGGTTCTTCGTATTGAACATTCCACCTAGACCAGCGCCACCTGAACGTGGTACGTATGAAGGCTTTTTACCAGCAGCAAGTTCAGCGATTGTCTTGTCCATACGTTTCGCTACTGCTTTAGGAACTGGCTTCATTGGGTCAGCCTTGTGTAGTTCTTTATATAGTTTCTTCAAATCTGCTGAGGAGATTTTTTTCTTGGCTGCCATTATTACTTACCCTTCTTGGCTACGCGCTTTGCAATACCTGCTGCGCGAGTAGCACTACGGCTACGGTCTGAAACATTTTGAGAAATCTTTCCTCTTTCAGCCTTTTGCTTTGGCAACTTATCAAACATATAATACTCAACGTTGCTACCGTAAGATTCACGTAGACTATTGCTTTTGGCTTGGCGATAATTTTTTGTATTTCTAGCAATTTCTTTGCCTGTAGTCTTGATTTCTTTTTTCTTGGCTTCTAGTTCTTTTTTAGCAATCTTGAGTTTGTTTGCTGTGTTATACGCAGCAGTTCCTGCCTTAGTGTTGCTTTTGCTAAAGGATGAGCCTTTTGCTTTTTTTGCTGCCATTGTTATCTCCTTAGTTGATTACTTCCACTTCATTCCAGGTCCAGGTTGACCCTGAGCAATAATTCCTGGTGCTATCTGACTTCTATTCTTTGGGATGTACTGTTTGACTAACTTGTCCATTCGTTTCTGCTCGGCAGTCTTAACAGGTTTCTCTTTCTTAATCACACAAACGTCCTGTTCTGCTCGTTAAGTAAGTTATCTATGTTTACCACGATACGCTTTTGTTGTTCTTGTCGTGATAAGAATGGGTTTGACATATGATGCTTGGTGTGTAGGCCGTTAGTGAGCCACTCACGTGCTCTGATTTCACAGAACCAGAGGGCCATCACCATATCTGTTTTGCCTTTTGTGGTGGGTGACCAGGTGATTAACTGTTCGATAAGGCTTTTGATATTCTCTGTTTGGTCGCTAGGAAGATGGATAAGATTATCTCGATGGTGTTTACCATCAGCCTGCTTCGTTCCAAACAAAGTGGACATACTGGCAACTCCGAATCCAGAGTCCCATTTGTTATTTCCTGTGTGGTGTTCACGCAGAACTACACCTTTGGATGCAAGGAACTGTCTAATTCCCTCATCTTGGGTAAGGAAGGACTGAAATGCGTTACGTTCCACAATCCATTCGGCGGGATTGTACAGAACAGTCCAATCGGTAATAATCTGCCTGATTTGAGCAGGGGTAGGACGCGTGATTTTAAGAGCATCAACAATATACCTTTTATGAGAAGTGCGGTCCACTGCGTAACAAACCGCTGCTGTATCTCCGACCATTGCTGGGTCGAGGCCACAGACGAAACTGAAACCTTGTAAGTCTCTGGGGTGACCAGGATTGCCAGGTACAAGACGTCCTGCTTTTCGCATTCCATCAATAGAACCTTTCACACAGACTGGGTCAAAGATGGCATCATCAGAAATATCTTGTTGTTGATAAATCAAAGCCCAGGTAGAGGCATCCATTGCTTGGCGTTCATTGTAGAGATGTCTACCGTGCCAGCGAGGATAGAGTCCTTCTTCTGTCTTGTCTTCTTCTTTTTGTCCATCAAAGGGAGCATCTGAGTAAGGCCAGAGGGTAACCCACTTCTCAGGGTCTTCATTTGTCTCTAGAAGTGCGGGCATAGCCAGATATGTCCAGGGAACTAAACCACCAGGGTATCTATCTGGGTTTCGTAGTTCTTTATATAAATCTACTGAAGCAACACGGGTACCTACCACGATAAGTTTACCAGTGGGGTTCAGACGGCTTCGTACATCTTGGGTAAGCCACTTAATTTGCTTCTCAAAGTCATTGGCGTTGGAGAGTGTCACTGCGTCATCAATGATAATCATATCAGCACGCTTACCGTAAATCTGACCACCGATACCTACGGCTTCTAGGTTGGGGTCCTTTTCGCTAGATTCACGAAGTTCATCACCAAAGGTGACGCGGGTTTGCTGCCAGGAGGCAGTCTTGGAGTTAAAGCCCACACCAGCGGCGTAAGCCTGCTGGAGTTCTTCATACATTGGGTGGGTCAGACGCTGCTTGATAGCATAGAGGAAGTCTGCTGCCAAGCGTTGAGTCTGAGAGACTATCAGGACTCTAAAGTTGGGGTTATTGACTATCTTGTAGGTTACATAGTCTACTGTGACGGTAATAGACTTTGCGTGGTTCGGTGGGATGTTAATGAGGATACGGTTATCAGCGGTACCCTTTTCGTACTTCATCGCTGGATGATGCCAGGATGGGTCACGTCCTTCGATTACATCTATCAGATTCTTCTGATGGTCAAAGGTCTGGGACTTTAGGTACTTACTACGCCAGGTGACAAAGTCTAAACCGAGGGCTGTTTCATCAGCCCAATTCTTTTCTACCGCCCCTAGTCGGGTTCTATCTGCTAACTGTTTGAAGACTGCATCAGTTCTACGATAGTACTCGTAGGCCTTGATGGATTTACCAGCAACCTTGACTGAGGCTTCTACAGTCATCCCGTCGGCTAGGCACTGGAGGATAACCTTCTTTGCTTTATCAGCATTCTTGGAGTTATTGGGTAGGTTACTCATTAGGTTGTAAGGTTATTTTCCATTTCCAGTTTTGGGCAGACGGGTGGCCGCCCAAGTGACGCTGTGCGTCACAGTACGGTACGGTAAAGCATCCGAGGTGACTACAGGAGCCGAGGATGTAGGGTGGTAATGGTAGGGGCGCGTAGTGCCAAGCGAAGCGCCCCATACAGTCGCGAATGCTAGGGCTGTCCCGCATTCGCTCCCTACTGTATATTAGGCGAGAAAAAAAAGCGGTTTCCCGCTTTTTGGAGAAAAACTTTATATATGTGACTAACGTCACTAGAATATAGGTATAATACGGACAAATAGATATACTTTAGTGTAGATATTTGGAAGGGGTACATATACAGATGCCCACCGATTTCTTCATCGGTGGGGTCCCGTTTGCGAGGCTCTAGCGAGCCCCCCACCCCCTCAGACCGACTCCGTAGCCGTAGGGTAGGGGGGAGGGGTGTCTCCACAGTCGGCTCACGCCTCCTGCCCTGTATTCAATAATTCCCCGCCTAGTGATTCAATAACCCTCGCGCTATCTATCCTCACGCGCTAACCGTTAGCACT